CATGACTGAGGAGCACTATGCCATGCAATTCCCTGAATGGGCTGAACCACAAGGTCATCCAAAACTTGATCGTACAGGGGATGTTCCTCCTGAGAAGGTTCTTGCTAGTATTAGTAAGATGTACCAGGAATCTAATTGGACTGATGACGTTAAAGACGTTGATGCAATCATTGCTGAGGAAAAACGCCAAAGAGATCAAAGAAATTATATTCTTGGTATAATTGTCTTATTGAGTTTGACTACTGTTGGAGTGTTGACATATAAATTTATGTTTAACGATGTTTCTTCAAAGGACGAGTATGAAGCTCATTCACCATCCACAAAATCTAATAGTGATTCTTATGCGACAACATTTTCAAATTCTAGTCGTGCCAGTGGAGAAATGGGTCGTAGAGCCAAACGTAGATTTGCAAGAACTACCGGTGGTGATAGATTTAAACCTAATAGTGCTGATGTTGAGGTCAAGTATGTTCCATGTGCAGGTACTGATGATAATTACTTATCTACTTTAACCAACTCTGTTTTGCATGTCTTAGTTAGATTTGAATTTTCGGCTTGGGATGGTAAGGATTTTATCCGTGCCAAGAGTTGTCATGGCTTCCATTATGCTGCTGGTATTTTTGTTTTCCCTGCACATACTATTATTCCTTTTCTTGATCAAAAAGATGTTAAAGTTAAACTTGAGTGGACAAAGGGTAAACACATTTGTTCAGGATTACCTGAGTATTGGTTTATTGATGATGAAGATTTGTGTTGCATACGTGTGTTTTGTGCTAATTATCCTGCCTCTGGTAAGAAGTATTTGTGGAAGTATGATGATGTTGCTCCACTTGAACCAGGAACACCTATGAAGATGATTCAACTTCTTGCTGACAATCAGTTATCAATGCGTAATTTGTATAAAGCCCCGAATTGTAGACCAGCTCGATACACAGAAGGTAGTGAAACTTTCATTGTTAATTATCCTGTTAATTATAATGAATGGACTACTCCAGGTGATTCTGGTTCTCCGGTTGTCATTAAAGGTCAGCAGGGTCGGGTTATCATTATTGGCTTTCACGTTTGCAAAGAGAAAGTTGGTATTAGTTCCGGGGTTGCCTTACCTTTTTATCAGGAAGTTATTGAAGAAACCTCTGTCAATTGTGAACCGCAGTCAATGGATACTTTTCCTCTGAGAATTGAGCGTCGTGTTCCCCAAAATTTGAAGTATGTGCCTCAAACCACTTCAAAAATCAAGAAAAGTCCCCTACATGGATTTGCAGGCAAAGCGTTATGGGAACCAGCTCGTATGAGACCTTTTGTCAATGATTCGGGAGAAACCATTAACCCAATGTACAAATCTTTATCTCTTTATAAACAAGAATCATTTAAATCTGAACCCATTCCAGCTGTTGTTATTGAAACATTTCGTAATGAGTATCCTCGTGATTTAATATGGAATTTCATACTTAATGAGACACAAGTTCTTAATGGAGACAAGGAATTTGGTATTCCTGCAATAGATCGTAAAACATCTCCTGGATATCCATTATGTCTTCGAGCTAAGAAGGGAAAGAATGATTTCATTGAAACTGTTAATGATGTCATGGAGTTTAAAGAAGAATTTTGGGATGCCTATAGAGAACTTGACAGAGCACTTATAGCTGATGAAGATGTTGAGGTTTTGTGGGCTGAGTGCCTTAAAGATGAGACGGTTAAGCTTAGCAAAGTTGAATCTGGAGACACTCGAGCTATTAGTGCAGGTGCATTTTTATTTCAATTACTTGGTCGTAAGTATTTTGCTTCTTTCTTTGCTTATATGCAACACTTTCACAATACTAAATCAATTGCTGTTGGTATAAACCCTCATGGTATGGATTGGACAAATTTGGAACACCAAGCAGAACAAGAAGATGGTTCTACACTTTGTGCAGACGCCATTAAATGGGACAGGAATGTGCCCTACGATGTTGCGATGACCGTCTGTATCATGCTTGTTAATTGGTGGTACAATGACCAATATTCAAAATTACGTATTAAAATGTGGAAAGAATCAGTTAATGGTAAAACCATTTATGAAGATGTGATCTTCCAGACGTTTGGTGTTAAATCTGGAGCCTGGAACACTGTTTGGTGTAATAGTATGTGTCGGTATGTTGTTGATAAAACCATCCTTATGATGGATCTTAAATTACGCAATACTGAATTCTTCTATAAAGTATATGGAGATGATAATTACATCAAAATTTTCGGTAAGTTTGGCATTAAGGTTGAAGATATTGCGGAACATTATATGAGGCGTTTTGGAATTAAGATTATTCACTGGTCTAAAAGTGAAAACCATGACGATGATAATATCCGTACTGTTTCTTTTCTTGGTCGGAAATTTG